TACCTTCGGTCATTGCATCATTTTCTATCAAATGATTAATTATATGTAATTTTCCACTTGCCGCTGCCCATGATAACATTGTTCTGTATTCATATATATCGTGAATTGTATGTCCGTTTTTTTTTTCTTAATATATTCATCTATCATGACTGATACTGCGACCGGAAAATCAGGATAATTATTATCTTGTATGCTGTCTACAATAACTTTTAATTTATTATTATTATCGGTAAAGGTTGACATTATTATATTATATAGTTTAGTATAATATGATATGATATATTCTTTTATGCGGGTGGTAAAGGCGCTAAACACAACATGATTGAACCTAATGATGCTACATCATATTTCACTATTAAAGGTAAATCATTACCCAAATACATTTCCAAATGAGTACATAGTGGTGTACATTTTATAAAATGACTTAAGCTCTTTAACGAAAATTCTCCTTGAATTACTACAGATGCATCATTCTTTTGAATAAATTCCATATTACCGTCTGACTCCGAACGATAAATCTTAGAACTTGCAAAGTTGCCTTCACATGAAAATATTAAATCATTTCCAACTGATTTTATTTCTATTCTGTCTGAAATACCATTCAAATCACGAATGATCTTTTGAAAATCAGTTGTTGGTAAATTAATAATGGTTGAATACTCTACATCAGGTACAACCAATTCTTCCATATCGGGATCAATTAATCGTAATTTTTGACAATAACATTGTTTTATATTACCATTATCATATTGTAAACCAAGATGAGAAACCACTCCGTCATGATAATCAGTTTTATCTATATACATAGACAAGGTATCATCATTTGACATTGTTGAAATGACCTTAAATAAATGCAATGTATTTGTGCATACAATTATTTTTTCTGGGTCACAATTATACTGTTCAAATTTATGAGAGTTTAACGTAACATTTACTAATATTGTATGTGTTTTATCAAAATTTATTATTTTCATACCTTCCTTTGTAAATGTAATCGTTGCATCTGTCAAAATATCCTTTATTGCAGTTATCATATTACGAATAGGCTGTATTTGTACGGTTTTTATTGTCATTACATTATTTTCTTCATTCATTGCTCCCTATCTGTTTTAATAACATATATGTGCGTTTGTTTTTATATGTAATTAGTTGTAAATATATTTTACTAGATTTATACGCACTTTAATTATATTGCTATTCGGTTGTTGTCATTATTTACAATATGTAATATTTCTATTATAAACAGTTATTAGCTATGCATACAACATAATGTTCTGTTGATTTAGATATAAGATTTGTATACTATTTATATTGCTGTGTATTAACATATAAATTTATTTTATCTAAGATATAGCAGTTTAGGGAATATAATACACGTAATTATATTTTGTTATAATAATATATAATCGTTTAGTATACATATGGCAACAATACTTAATACTAATAACTATTCTAAATTAAACAGCGATATAACTGATATTATGCGGTCCGGCATGTATTCAGGAGTATCGATCAATATATATACTGATGCAGAGGCCACCACATTCGCTCTTGACGGTAATAACCCTATTGAAGGTAAAAAAATTAATAAGATTAATACCACCGGAGCATATACTATTGCATCTAATAATCAATATGTCAATGGAAATATTGAACTTATTTTCAACGATGGTACTTCGTTTAAAGCAGTTGATACCGTTGATGAATGTTGGTATAAACTTGAAGGTGTTGTCTTCCAAAGAAGAGCATTTTAATTATTATATTGTAAATATAGTACAAATTAACTTATATAATATCATAATATTGTAATATATGTTATTATTTGATAATCAATATTATATAATTCGCAAAGGAGATTTCGCTACAAATGGTAACACAAAGATTGTTTATTGTTTTTTTTCTTTTATTCTTTGTATTGATGATTATGTAAATAGAAACTCACATGATTGTTTTATTATATTAGGAGGGTCTACTGCTATATGGTCGTGTATTGAATTATATTTACATATTAGTAAAACCCGTGTTATTAAACCCATGAATATTTCATTTAATGACACAAAAATACAATTACCTACTACCATTGGTATTCTATTACAAGGGTTTCAAGAAGGAGGATTTATTACTACATTAGGTCTTTATTATGGAGATAGGATACATAACCCATTTTATTTATTACATATGCATGTTTTTATTATTATCATTGTTACCCATCTATTTTTCAAATCTAATGTTAGTAAATCTTCCAAACGACAAATTAATACAAACGGTTCTATTATCTATATTAGTTCTGCTACTCTATACGATATACATCATTTTCTTTATTATCCAGAGCATCAACTACGACAAGCTTATATGTTTGCTACCATGATTTATATTTGTTCCATTTGGACTTTTTTCACATGGTTTTTCAACTTCAGACAAGTTGAAGTTCATACCAAAAATAAAAATCGTATTGATAATAATGAATATCCATATAACATTGACCAAACTTGTTCTATACACAAAGGCACTCATATGGAGTCTTTTGTTGTATTAACATATGATGTTATTTTTGAAATTGGATTCGCTTATGTATTTTTTTATAATTTGTTTTTTGTATAAGCCATATATCATATATTTTACTTGAATATATGATACTTAGTAATCATGTAATAATTACACTATTTTATCCTCTCCATTATGGATTTCATATTTTCCTACATAGATTAAATCACCTTCCTGTTTTTGAGCACGTCTAAAACTATCCAAGTTATATAATTGTCGGGTTTTTGGATTCATTGCATAATCTACACCATTTATTTGTTTTCTTACACCTTTCCAACTTATTGTTTTCATATCTAATCCATCTTTTATATTACTATCTTTGTCCAATGTTGGGTGTGACGAAAAATTATTTGATTCAACCATTCCTGACCCATAACAAACATAATCTTCACCTTTATCACCATTTGTTGTTGAATGAATATTACAATCAACTGCGGTTTCCTTGACTGCACGTAGTATCTCATTATTTATTCGCTGTTTTATACTTGATATTTCATATAATGTCTCATCAGTGGTTACAGGAGTTTTCTTGTCTATTCTACTTACATCACGAATTCGTAATTCTACATTTTTTCCGTCCGTTTTCTGTTCTTGACTCAATGTTGATACATACAAAAATACTTTCACAGTACGTAATTCTTCAGGCAAATCAACATGACTACCTATACGACGAGCACGACCAACTACTTGCTCTGGTCTTACCATATGCCAATAGGGCTCTACTATATGTACATAACGTGTATTACGTAAATTTATACCTTCTGCACCAGAAGCAGTAATCATTATTGCTTTAATTATTTCACCATACATATTATTTTCTGATATTTTTCGTAGTTCAGTTACAATTCCGCTTGGCACTAATTCCCAATTTCCATTGTATATGTTACGAATTATCTCCTTTACATCTGCACTTTCTGTACCTGTATATAATACGAATTTGGGTTTTTCCATATCCTCTTCTGCTATATCTAACATCCAACTTTCACCTTCATGTTTTATTTTAAATTCTGCCATTCCATTGGCCAATAAGATTAAACGCATTAATCCTATTCCTTCCATTGTACGGAAATGACTATATAATAAATGTAATCCTATATTTGTTGGTTCCATTACATTCTCAAGAATTTTCGCGAACTTTGGACTATACTCTGGCAATGCATCCCTTGATAAGTATTGGCTTACATTTGTACCCTCTATTTTACGATTTATTTCTTCCATTGCTATTTCTATACGTCTTGCATAAGTACTATTTATTTCTACACCTTCCTCCAGTGGGTTACCTGTATTATCCACTGTTATTTGACCACTTGATATATTATCTAATACATCTTCGTTTATCGCATCTTCATCCTCTGCATTACTTGATATTATACGCTTATCTGGAACTGGACGTTGAATACTTTCCGGAAATGTAAAATTACATGCTGCTCTTGAAAATATACGATAAGTTGACGATACCTTATATAATTCATCTGCCTTATTCATTCTACGACTTGTTGCCGATTTCTTTTCACGGTCAGCTTCTTCCTTTCGTATTTGTTCATAAATACCAAATTGATGAGATGTCATCGGGGTTTTCACTACATGATATACATCTCCTTCTTCGGTTTCTTCTATTTCTGGTAATAAATCTTCTTTTGCACTACGGAAATAGGATGTTAATCCCAATATACGGCGTTGAAATAAATTTATATTTTTGGTTTCACCCTTATCTACGTCTACAAATCTTTCAAAAAATTCTTCACGGATATCTGGCAATGCTTTATTATTTATTTCTGTTATCATCGCTTCTTTTACGGATACATTATTCTTTTTGTTTTTTAATACACGTATTATTGACTCTAAAAATTGGGTATCACTTATATTTCCACTGTCATCTAATTTTACACCATTATATTTTGTAAATGCATCTGACGTACCACCATGTACCTTTCTTGTTTTATTCCCCCCTTTATTTGATTTTGGTTGTTCTTTACGTGTTCCAGTTGAAATTACGCGTCCGCGTTTTTTTGTATTTATGAATCCATATGGATTTCTCGTTATAGTTAACTTATTATCTGTAAAACTTATATAATCATACGTCTTTATTTTCGCGTCATCCAGCATATTATATATTGTATCTTCGTTTAATGTTTCTTTTTTCTCCCATGATACCGGAATTGTCCATGTTTTGATATAACCGCGTAATATATTATACAATATACCTATTTCATTTGGATAATTTATTATTGGTGTTCCTGTTAGTAACACAACTTTTGCATTTTTTGCACTCAATAAATACTCATACAATTTATATGATATTGAATCTTTCACTTTTATCTTATTTACTATACGACTCACAAAATTATGAGCTTCATCTATTATTACTACAGAATTGTCAAACGGGTTTTTTGTATTATTTTTTGTAGCTAATATATCTATTTGTTTTTCTATATTAGGGGCATTATAATTAATATCTGAGTATTTGTTTCGTATCATTGCATTTAACTGTTCATCTACTAATTTTTGTTCATTTGTTGTTAACTTTGCAAAATTTGGTTCATTATTTATATTTACTAACCATGCACCTTTATGTTCGGTTATATAACTTGGAGGTAACGATAATGCTCTTGATAATATACCTACATAACTTGGGTTTCCTTCGGTTGAAATAAATTCCCAATATTGATTCTTCTTGTATAAATCATCACCACATTTCTTCAATTCACTAAAAAAATTCATTTTTAATGATGCTGGAGTCATTATACATATACGCTTATCACTTTTCATACCCTCTGCTATTGCTATTGATGTACATGTTTTACCTGAACCCAAACCATGATATAACAATAATCCTCTGTATGGTGTATATAAATTCAAATAATCTCGTACTATCTTTTGATGCATTAATAATTTAAAATCTTCCTTTAATGCGGTTGGTTCTTTTCCAGTGAAATATTCAGTTCCAACTCCAGGGGCATATACCAATTGTGAAAATACTTCTGTCATATTCTGTATGAACTTTTTACGGTTATTCATGTAATAACTTGGAGCCTTTATTATTACCTTCTCACGCTCTTTTGGTAACCTATCTAATACTTTTTGTGTACGGATAACAGCAGTTGTTAAATCTACTTCCTCTATTTTATCATCCGTTACCTTTCCTTTTATTTTCAATTTACGAACCTTAGGCTTTGGCGCTTTTACTATACCTATATCTTCATCATCTACTATAGTTGGTTCACTTATCAATAATTTTGATTGGTCAAGTTCTTTATTTTCTATTGGTCTTGGATTTATTTTTTTATCAGTTAATACTGGAATTACTTGCATTGGGTCTCTTGCTATCATTTTTTCTGGTGTATCTTCAGTTTCATCAACTACAATACTACTTGATTTATCTGCTATACGTGTTAATATTGCTAATCTATCTATCATACTGGTTTTTCGTTTATCTAATATTATTGGAGCGGTGTACTCACGCGGTACTTGAGGAGTTTCTAAAGTTGTTTCCTCTATATCTACTACCTCTTCTATTTCTCTTTCTATATTTTCTTCATTATTTATTACAATTGAACTGTTTTCAACAGCGGGTTTATTATTTATTTGGATATTTATACCACGAAACGACTTTGGGGTTGGACGTATCGCCATTAATTCTTCTAAACGTTGATTTGGTATATTACTCATAGCCTGATATAAATATATTGATAAAAAATATATTTATATTTATTTCCCATGATATGTCTATTTACAAAATAATTCTTTTGACATCGTTTTTATTATTTTATTATCTAATTTTATTTGAGCTTCTTCTACGTCACCTAATATTACTCGCATCATTTTATAACAGAAATTATAATCACGTGTATCCATTTCTTCACTTTTCGGGTGGGCGGTTTTCCAATCTGGTACCTTTCTATAATTATTCATTGTTATACGGGTTAATATCTTACGTAACTTTGTTAACTCATCTGTGTCCTTACTCCATTCATTCTGGTCCTTTATATACATTGTTTCTCGCTTAATATCTGTACAATGGATTGGTCGCTTTGTTATATCCATCACTTTAAGACGATCCATTATCATCTTTGTCATACCATTCACATATCCATGATGTCCTATATACTCTATTTCATCTATATTTACATTCATATTACCAAGAAAATCTGTTATGTTCATTGCGTCTTTGCAGGTATCATTCAAGAAAAAGTTAAGATTAAAATGATTATTATTTGTATTGTTATTTGTTGTATTGTTATTAATTACAGTTCCTTCTTTCACAGTGTCTACTAACTTCTTTTGCAATGCAAGATTTTCCGTATGCTGTTCTACCATCAATTGTTTAAATTCCTCATTTTGCTTGATTAAGCTAATCACTGATGCGGGGTCTAATCTTTCTGGTATCTCATTTGTAGTGATAATATTCGGTTGTTCTTTATATGAACATTTTTTACGATGAACAGACAATCCCTGACGATATTTATATCGTTTTCCACATTCACATACAAATTGTGGCTCTATTAATGCTGCGGCATTTTTTGGCATTTTTTTGTCATCATTTTTGTCATCATTTGTCATCATTTTATGTTTTGCAGTCATTTTATGACTGGTATAATTACTCAATTTACTGCATTTAAAGTCACATATTTTGCATGTGTATATTTCGGCATTTTTCGGCATTTTCCTTGTCACTATAAAATGATGACATAAAAAAATGCCTAAATCAACGCTCGTCAAAATAAAAAAAAAAAATATGCAGTCAAATAATTTATAGAATTTTGGGATTTGCTGCAGTATGCTTTAAAATGAAAAATCGTGTTTTCTGAAATAAAAAACTGTTTCGTATATCCCAAAAAAGGACATTCTGAAAATGTCCATTTTCGGAAAAGTGCAACCACTTTTTTTCGGATTTTCTGACAACTATATAAATTGAAATTAGGACTTAAAGAATAATACAATAATAATGTAGAATTAAAAAATTGAAATTACCCATTATTAACTAATTGTATTAAAAGGAGTTAAAACGCGTTATATATAATATAGTATGCCTGAATATACGTGTGAACGTTGTCTGAAAGTATTCTCTCAAAAATCACATTATGATAAACATATGAATAGAAAAAGACCATGTCAAAACACTAAGAATATATTAGAGAATGTGGTTGAACGTATACTTACAAATACAATAGAACTTAATCAACCAGATACAACTGTTAATGAATCAACACAACCAAATATTACATTAAATATTGGAGAGAAAACCCAGATTGTTGTAAATGAAGATTGCATTGAAGGTATGAAAAAATTACAAGATAATTCTGCTGATATTATTATATGTGACCCACCATACAATATAGGTAAAGATTTTGGAAATAATAGTGACAAACAAAAAATGGAAGATTATTTGTTATGGTGTGATGATTGGATTAGAGAATGTATTCGTATTTTGAAACCAGCTGGAACATTATATATTTATGGATTCAGTGAAATATTGGCTTTCATACGTGTAAGAATTAATATTAATGTAAGATGGATTGTATGGCATTACACAAATAAAGTTACTCCTTCATTAAATTTTTGGCAAAGAACACATGAAAGTATATTATGTTGTTATAAAGAAAAACCAATTTTCAATAAAGATGATGTGAGAGAACCATATACAGATACATTCTTAAAAAATGCAGCAGGTAAAGTACGTAAAGCTACAAAAGGACGTTTTAGTAACGGTGAAAAGGAAACAACCTATACTGCCCATGCAAATGGTGCTTTACCACGTGATGTAATCAAAATTTCTGCACTTGCGGGTGGAGCTGGAAAACGAGAACGTGTAGATCATCCTACACAAAAACCGTTAGAATTATGCAGAAAATTAATTAATGCAAGTAAAAATGGAGAAGATACAATGGTAATTGTACCGTTTGCAGGATCAGGAAGTGAATGTGTGGCAGCAAAAAAACAGAATATTAATTTTATTGGGTACGAAATAAATGAAGAATATGTTACATTATGCAATAATAGGTTAGATACACTGGAGATTGAATAAGAAAATGAATAATAAAAACATACAGTTTTTACATATTTTTTTATTTTAGAGATAATTATTTTATACTACAATATCGTATGAATATGACACCATACTCATTGGTAATGTTGTCCATAGTTGAGCACTCATTGATTTACTAATACACGCTTGAAACTCGCCAGTACCGACCCACTGTTTTCCTGTTTTATTTTCTTCCCACGTTAGCTTGTTAACTTTACATTTTGACGACTCAAACACAAGTAATTTGTAAGTTTTATCAAATGGCTTTTTCTTTGCAAGAAGGAAATACCAATCGTCATAATCCCCACATAATTGTGTAATCTTATCGTCTAATGTTTCGTAACTTGTTGTTCTGCTGCCATTAAACTTTATGCTGTCGGTACCACCACGGGGTTTAATAAATTGTCCGGATTTACAGGAAATACGAGAACCTGTTATATTCTCAATACGCATGTCTTCACCAATTTTATGGGAACGGTCTGGCTTCCACGTAGTACTGTAACCATATTCAAGAAAGGATTTATGTAAAGTTTCCTCCCAGAATTCTGCAATCAATGGTTGATCAAATAATTCGTGATATCGCTGAATACGCGATACTATAAATGGTACTAAACCTGGAATAATATCAGGTAGTTCAACGACAGTCGTTGCTTCATTAGATGTTTCTGTTATCATTGTGATAATAAGGTTGTTGATTAATATAATACATAAAAGTATTCAATTTTCTACGTTTTTGTCGTTTAGTAATATAAAGATATTTATATTATTAATATATTATGATTTTTTCATTGAAAAATCGTGTTTTCTGAAATAAAAAACTGTTTCGTATATCCCAAAAAAGGACATTCTGAAAATGTCCATTTACGGAAAAGTGCAATCACTTTTTTTCGGATTTTTCTGACAACTATATAAATTGAAATTAGGACTTAAAGGAAATTTATATGTGTTCAATATTTACATTTATGTTACTTAACACTGCAAAATTACGTTCTCGCCCACACAAAAAATTGAATTACTTTATTTATATAGTTTTCTTTATAAATCACACGTATTTGATAATTCTTTTAATATGTCTACTCAATCACAATCACCTACATCCACTACAATGAATATGTCTGTAATAGACGATGATATTATTCATCTGGATGAAAGTAGTTATATTCCCAGTATCGGGGTAGAACAGCCGGTTGCCAGAAATAATCGTAATAATGTTGAAAGACCCCCGTCTGGTTTTCTGCGTCCTCAACGCATTAGTGACGAGATGGCTGACTTCCTTGATGTACCACACCGCACTAAGATGGCACGCACTGATGTAAGCAAGTGTATCCATAAATACATTGAGAGGCACAATCTTAAGAATCCACACAATGGTCGTGAAATCATACCTGACAATACGCTTGCCCGGCTTCTTAACTACTCATATGAGGGCGATGACCCGAATGAGAAACTTTCATATTTCAATCTCCAGAAGCATATGAAGCATCACTTTGGAAGGGTATAGATCAGACTTTATATAAATATTTATTCAATTATACATTCCAATAAAACACACAAAAATGAACCTTCACCAAGTAAGATACAAAGTTTCTCTTGTAAACCACCCGAATTAGTAATATAAAGAGATTTGTATTACTAATATATTATGATTGTTTCATTTTTTAATTATATCTTTGGTTATACCAAACAAAATGATATCTGCAATAAAACTGATACCAATAAGATAAATAAATTGTGTAAAAAACTTCCATACGAATTAAAAAATATAATATTTGAGTATGATGGACGTATCAAATATAAATATAAACACAAAAATGCCATTGATTACCATAAGTTTGT